AAGACTTTAACTGCCAAGAAACTGGGGAAAATAAAATGCATCCAGAATTTATTAAGAAGTTGGATCATTTGCGTGAGATTTGCGGTTTTCCGTTTATTATCACTAGCGGCTATAGGTCACCTAATCACTCTTTAGAGCGCTCTAAGCCAAATGGTGGCGGTAGTCACACTAAAGGCATTGCTGCCGACATACGAGCTTCTGGAGGCTCTCAGAGGTATCAAATACAAAAGCATGCATACGCTTTAGGTTTTACTGGTATTGGTCAGCATAAATCCTTTATTCATTTAGATATTAGAGACACAAAGCCTGTTGCTTGGCCCTATTAATTTAAATATAACTAATGTTATACTTTGGGTGCGCTATTTGGCGTAAACTTTTTTCAATTGTTTCTTTTTGCCTTGCTTATTGCGGGGTTTTTTTTGGTAACGCAAATGATAGAATTTATGGTTATTGGGCTTCCGCGCTCAAGAACAACATGGATGTCTAACTGGCTAACCACTACAGGTACTTTTTGCCTGCACGATTCTCTTTCTCAATATACTTTGTCAGAATTAAACCAGTACACTTGCAAAAAGACGTTCGGAGTTTCGGATACTGCCATTTATCAAGCAATGAAAGGCAGCATAAATTCACATCCAGCTAAAAAGCTAATTATTCATAGGCCCATTGATGAAATTAACGCATCACTAGGCCGTCATCAAGTTTCTCAGTCAGATGCAGACGCTTTGCACGACATAAAAGGCATGCATGTAGACTTTAAAGACATAAATAGGATGGGTAAGCGCATTTGGATGCACTTAATAGGCGATGGATTCGACTCTGAAAGGTTTAATGAGTTAACGCTGATGAATGTTCAGCCTCACTTTGACGGTCTTCAGCCGATGAATCAGGCTAAAATACAATCTTGGCTATCTGGAAACTAAAAATGCCCCGAAAGGCATCATGATAAATCTTCTTTTGCTACTGCAAACAATCCTGCGATTACTACTACTAACATAATTAACATCTGGGCCTCCTATTCATGGAAGCGCATTATAAATACTATCGTTTATGATTTGAAATGATGGTTTAACATGGAATGTATATCATAAATGGTATGCTCACTGTAGTTACCATTTTTATGCGACCGTAATCTGTTACGGTACCAAATGTCAGATTTTTAACCCGTCATAATTGTCGTGTAAGCTAACTTGTGGTTATTAAAACGTCATAATTGTCGTGTATTTGATCAATATACGAAACAATGTACATTATAAGATGCATTACAGCATCTAAAGTCTTAAAGAGTAGCACGATGCTACTCACCAAAGTATTTAAGTTTCTTTTTCATTACTATTCCTTTTGCGCCTAGAATAAACTGTCAGCGACAAGCTAAAACATAGCCATTGCAACACTATGTCTGTATTTTCCCAAGGCTTAAAACTACCGCCATTTGTAAAAAGGTTAGGCAGCCAAAACCACCAGTTTCGGCCAAAACGCGGCCTGCTTTTAGCGTCTAGCTCCCACTGTTCAAACTCAACGCCTTTGCTGCTGCCAGAAACAATTAAGTTTATAAATATGTAATCGGTAATCTGCATTACTATTCCTCCATATCAAACTCAAATGCTTCATCAAAGCCATTCATTATGTATTCAGCAATGCAGTTTGTTATTGTATATTCATCAGGGGTATCGGTATGCTTGTGCGCCCTGTTCCACCCTGCGTCTATTCCTTCCTCAACTATCCGCTCTATAAGCGGGTACATTTTAATTTTCATCACGATATTTTAACTTATTTTCCATTGCTCTGTTGGACACATAGATATCCCCTTTAAAAAGTAGTCCGTTGTCACCACCAGTGGACTAGGCTGGCTCAAAAGGATGCGGGGACACCCTTGGCTTAATAAATAATTATCTCATAGGCAATGAAGCCAAAAAGACAAAAGTAAACTACTGCAAAATAAACCCGCTTGATAACAATGTCTGACATTAACCATGACTTTAAATTATGCCATGCCAAACTTTTATCTTTATTCTTTTCTGCATTTTGAAATATTGCGTCAAAGTTATTAGCAAACTTGTCGCTGCTAACTGACATTGGACGCGCCTTATCTCCCTTACCGCTCATAAATCACCTGCAATTTACAGTGCCAAGTAAATCTTTTCTGCACACAATTCCGGTATTGCTTCTAGTGTTGCCTAATACATCGGTGCGCCAAGTAGTTCCATCAGAGCCTCGAGTAGTTCCTAGAACATCTGTTCGATAGGTAATGCCAGTAGATGATCGGGTAGTGCCTAATACATCGGTGCGCCAAGTAGTACCTGTCATGCTGTCTCTGGTGGTTCCCAGAACATCGGTACGCAAAGTCCCAGATTGGGATGCCCCGCAAGAATATTGAATGTTGCCTAAAGCGTTAGTTCTATATGAGCATGAAGCATCTGCTGTAAGGCTAAAAATAAGTAGACCTGAAACTGCAAACGCTAACCCGTATGCTTTCCAGTTTATTTTTTTCTCGTCAATATACTGATCAGCTATTTTATTTGCTTCTTTAATAATTATTTTTGCTTGGCTTGTCTTTTTCATATTGGTTATCCCGTTTTTGTGTGTTTTATTTCCGATCAAAATACCACTATATATTGATTAAATCAACATTATTAATGTATTTCTCCTATTCTCCACTCTTGCTCCTTAATCTGTTCTTTAAGGTTTCTAGCAAATTGGATCACTTCCTCTCTATTAAATTTTGGTGAAGACCTCCAAGCCAGACGCTGCATTGCCCTTATCCTTCTTGGGCCGTACATATCTTCCATGTATATGCGATAAGCTTCTTGGATTTTTGTTGTTTTCATGCCGAACATATTGCAGCCCGCACATTGCGGATTTATGTTTTCTTCAAATAGCTTAAATACCGAATGTCGGCGGCTGTAAAAATGCCCACCTTGCATGTTCTTGTAGTGGTCTATTTTGCCGCAGGTGACGCACTGGCAGTATCCGTGATCATCGCTTGCCTTTAGCCTTACAAGTCGCTGCAAAAGCTTTGCGGCCTTATCTACTTCTTGAGCGATAGTAGACTTCTTACGCTTGGCCATATTCTTCCTCTTCCAGCGTTTCAATAAGCTTATCTAAGTACCATCGGCACTTCTGCAAGTCCTGTATCGGGTTTTCCTTCGCCTCATACCTCCACAAGTATTTCTGGCAGTTGCCTTTCAGGTAACCGTGAAACGCATAAGAAGCCATTGATTCCTCAATTGCATCAATACACTCAATCCCACCACTTGCATAATGGTCTGGGTTATTTACTGCATCTGGCTCATCAAAATCAAAAATACTTGTGTTTATTTCAAACATTTCGTCTATTACTTGATCTATCCGTTCATTGTCATCAAAATCAATTGGTGGGTGTTCCTGCCTAAGTCTTTGCCAGTGGCTTTTATCAGCTTTATTTATCAATGTATTTCCTCCAACGGGACTGTAAGTTCTTCAGGGTTGTCAAGGTTGCAGCGAGGGCACATACCATAAGCGCAATCGTCAGAACCAAGCCAGTATTCAAGAGGTAGACCGCATTCACAGTGCATCTTTTTGACTTTGATGCCGTGCATCGGAAATTCAATTACTTTGCTCATGTTTCCACCTTTATTTTTACTCTAGAGTCTTCACCGTTTTCTTTATGGTATACAACAGCCGTCATAGAACGCTCCGCACCGTATCCTGAATCTGAGTGCCATTGATCCGTAGCAGTAAGGCTACCCCAATGCTCAAAATGCATAGAGCCTACCTCTCTGGCCGTGTGATGATGTATATGACCTAGGTGACAGTATCTATTCTTAGACTGGCTCCATTCGTCATCGAGATTCTTAATAACTGCCTGCAATATCTGTTCGTGCTTCATGCGATCACCGTGATGGAAGACAAACAGATTATTGTGCCACTGGTAGTGAATAAACTTTGAGTAGTTTGGTAGGACGTTAACGCGGGTTTCATTGCTATACAAAAGCTCAAGACAGCTAGATAGGTGGCAAGCCATATCAGAATCATGATTGCCCCTAACATTAATAACTACTACCTCACCATGAACCTCAAGCATCTTATCTATCAACACCTGAAACAATCTACCAGCCAATTTGAAGGTCTTGCCTATGCGAGTATCGACATCGACCGGCGTTCCTTTGGTGGTGGTATTGGCGCTGCTGTCGGCATGAAAAAAGTCGCCAACATTGAGCAGTACGCCAGTGTGAGCATCCCCAACCCTGTTAGCCAATCTGTCAGTAGCATCAATCAATATCTGAGTTGCTATCTTTACGTCCCAGTCATCGTCATCAATCTTAGTTTCTGAGTCAGCTAACATTCCAAAATGGTGATCGCCAATCATGTACATGGCTAGGTAATCGTCATCAAGTGTTGCGGGTTGATCAACAGGCAACTTAAAGCCAGTAAGGTCATCAGTCATCCCTTCCATCAAAGCATCAATCTTTTGCTTCATATTGCGCTTTTGAGGCTCTTGAATAACCCATTGCAAGGCTATTGATCCGTCTTCTTTGTAAGCCGTAGACACCCGCTTGGCATCAAAGCCTTCCATCGTTTCCCTGTCTACGCTCTTATGAGGGGCTACACCCTTCGATGCTGCTGCCCTTTCTATACGCAGCATGATTCTATCTACGTTCCTTCGATCAATGCCAAGATCATAAGCTGCTTTTATATTTGATCCGTTTTTAATTACTGCATTGCAAACTTCTTTTTGCCTTTCAGATTGTGCGAACTCCAATAAAACACTAGGGTCAATCTTGGCCATGCTATCTCTCCTGCTGGTTTTGCAAGGCGGCGTATTCGCTCTCATGCGGCACGCTTAACATAACCCCCTGCTTGGTAGCCCAATGATACACTTGATCCAGAAAGTAAGCCATTTCACCTTTATTTAGGTTTTTTGTTGATTTAACTTGGTCTGACATTACTTCTTTTCCGATGTTTACAGTGTAACTACCAATAAACCTTTTTTTAAGCCAGAGCTTCCAAACCTCTTCAGGCTTGTCATGCGTCACAACGTGGCCTTTCTTTGCCATCTCTTCAGATATTTTTCTGTACCAAACATGCGCCATAGCGTCTTGGCTTAAAGACCTGCTGTTTTGATAGGCTTCAAACTTTATGCACAGAGGTTTTGAGTAATCCCAGCTCTCTATTCTGTTTAACAAAAACGGCAACCGCTTTTCTACTTCGGATTTGTCGTTAATTTTTACAAAGTCACCTTGGCTCATATTAATACCCTCAACCATTTATCAGATAATCTCATACTGGAGGTTTCCAGCTTGTCAGACCCTCTAGTTCTCATCATGTAATCAGACGGTTTCTTCTGGGCATCACCAACTCTGTACAAGTCTCGATCAGTAAAGAATGGCTTACCGTACAACCTGCCCTTAATTGTTGCTTTGCTGACGTTAACTGCCTCTTGCAGTTGCTTATAAGTGTAATAGTTACCGTATTCCAGTTTAGTATTATGGCATCCACAAACTGGGTTTATGCAGTTGTGACATTCAGGATGCTTTTTATACTGAATCAATCTTGGTTTATTAGATGCTGGCACGAAATTCTCCATCATAGTAATAGCCGCGCAAATTTAGGTAATACTGCTTCATCTGCATTAGCTGTTCAGGGTCAGTAATCCAAGTCACATCAGTCAATTGCATATCTAATGTCTTGGCCCGTAGACTATCTGGGTCTTTGTATTTTTTGTAGCTAGAAGGGCTACCAGAAGATCCGCCCTGCTCTTGAGCGCGACCTAACCAACTGTTGCAGAACTTCATAACTCCAGAAGGCGTTTTCCTTTTTGCTGGGTTAGCCTCACACCAAGTAGCCATCTTCTTTAGTTCCTGCTCAACATCTACCTTTTCGTAAGCGCCCTTCCACTCTTCAATGGCCTCCTCGCTAGGATTCCAGTCTTTACCTGACTTTAACTTCATAATATAACTCCATGATTGCAAAATTGACCGTGAAGAGATTCTCTCTTTTTCCTTACAGCTTTAACAGCTTCATTAAGATCATCAAACATTCCAATGTGAATTTCCTCGCCTCTCATCTTTAATCTGGCTCTCCATTTTTTGCTTGCACTGTGCCAGCCAACACCTTTAAAACCTGAATTGTTAGACTTTGATAGCATAGCATTCCAGCAATTTTCCTCAACGCTGCATGCCCTTAGATTCTCAATTCTGTTATCTAACGGGTCGTTGTTAATATGATCAATTACTTCAGGCAAAAACCCGTTATGGATAAAAAATATAACCCTATGGTCTAGATAGGTTTTCTTGTTAAGCGTTAAAACACGGTAACCCCTATTCCCTAGATGACCAGCCCTTTCTCCTACTCTGCCCTTTCCCTTATTAACTTTATGAAAGAACTTACCGTTTCCGTCATACTCGTAAACAGAAACAACATTCTTGTAGTCTTTAATTTTTAGCATATCTTTTCCCCTTGGTTCGGCAAGCCTCACCCTGTTAACAAAAAAGGTTTTAGTCTGTATGTCTTCTAAAACCAACTTTATTCAAAACGATTTAACCCTTTTACTTGCAAAAGTAAATTTACGATCTAAGGGCCAAAGCAACTTAGCGGTTAAACAAATGTCTGTATCGGATATCCAACCTATCCTTCAAGAACAACCGAGTTCTATCAGGGGCTATGTACTGGAGGGTCAACCACGCTCTGACGTTTATCTAAGGAGTTCGTCAGCCTCTAGCCCAAACATTTGTTTGCAATAAAGAAAGGTGGATATTAGGTATCAGTAGGAAACCACTGATATACTTGCCTTTCTTCCTCTTCGCACGAGAAGTATAAACCTCCTCAAGGTTTAAAGTAAAGCCCCCGTAACAGGGGGTTTTTTTATTACTTTTCTCTAGTCTCCAATTTAATAAATTCACTAGGCTCAATCTGGAATATCTCGCACAGTCTTAACATGGTGTGATACTTCATGTCAGGCATGATTCGCAGTCTAGAAGCGACCTGCGGCGATGTCATGAGCTTTTCAGCCAGTCTAGCGGTGTTTAGGTCATACTTAACTTGAGCTATCTTGAGGCACTTGCCTAGATTTGGTTTTGTCATATTACTATCCTGTGGTAATCTAATTAAGCAAGGTATTCCCCTGCTTTGCACTCTCCTAGTTTCCCCCCTCGAAAGGGGGGGGTTTTTTAGAGCTAGAAGGGTAAGTCATCATCTTCAGCAAACCCAACAGCCGCTGGTGCTGGTGCGCCTTGAGAGGCTTGAGGCTGACCGCCATCGGTATAAAACACCTTGCAGTTGCCTAATATAGGCGTTTTCTCAGCACCCGCATCACGCTCTTCCTTGCTTAATTCTTGTGCAATGAAGCCATGCTTGCCGAACTTATCCTCTTCTGCGGTGTTAATAAACGTAGTCAAATCTAAAAACAGCTTTCGCTCTTGCGTTTTTGGGTTAATCCACTCGCGCAGTCGTGATTTATCCATTTTTAATACGTCAATATTGATTCCGATACCTAATTTCATTTGTATTGCTCCACTTGGTTTTTAACTTCAGTTACGGCAGCGTTAACTTCTACTGCCAATTTAGATATAAATTCCTCATCACGTTCAACCCGCACAAGGACATGCTTCATTTTGGGATGGAAGGCAAAAGCATCCCACCAATCCCGCTTAGTAACCCACATACAGCCCTGTATCTGCTGGTAATAGGCTTTAACTAATTCATCATTGTTTTGGTAATACTTCATCATGGTAGTAGCCGCTGGGCATTTGATTTCAATGCCTCCATCTGCGCCGACTAATCCGTCAGGTGAGCATCCAAACTCTTCACTATCATCGAGAATAAAACCAACCTCTAAAACATCATTTTCAGATATAAACTCGTATGCTTCCCTCGCTTCAGGCTCAAGTTCAGTACCCCTAGCCATATGCTCATTGGTATAAAACGCCTCAGACTCGCCAGAAAGCCGCTCTCCTGCCAACTTATTGATGTATCCAGCCGCTTGAGTAGATGGCTTGCCTTTAGTAGTTATGAGTTTAGAAAACATGCTTGCTGATGGTCGGCCCAAACGTGCAGCCAACCATTCATCACTTCCTTGTTCATGGTCTAAAATAATCATTTGATCTTGCTCTTCAAAGCCGATACTGCACGATCAAAGTATTGAACCTGCATTTGGTCTACGGTTGAGCATTTAAACGCCTTACAGAACTTATCAACATCACTTTCAGTCACTTCCAGCAGCTCTTTAACTGACTCTGCCTGCTGTGCGCTAATCTTGCGGGTAATGTCTTCACCACGCATCATTGCAGCTTCTGCATCGTCATCTGCTGTCGGAATTCCAGCCATTGATTGTAAAGCGTACCGTCTTGCGTAAGTTATTGCCGAGCCAGCAGCCTGTGGATCACGCTTTACTAAAGGTAAAACGTATTCTTGCTGCAACCATTGGCCCGAAACATGCATAAGCATGGTGACAACCCCTACACATGACTCATCATTGATCGGAAACTGGGTATAACTTAGCCCATTGTCCGAAAAAGGCTGTTTGATAGCCTTAATGATCGAGGTAAGGTCAGCATAGTTGGATTTAAAGAAAGGATTAGCTGAATCTTTGACTGCTCCCCCCATTTTTGCTTGAGCATTGCATAATGCAGATGCTAATTCATTAATTTCACTGCTTGAATTCATCGTATTTCCCCTAGTAATTGTTCCATTTCATATCGGGCAGCATAGCCCCTATCGTAATCAGTACCTTTTCCTTCTGCGTGCGCTACACCGTCAAGACAATCTAGCTCACCCTGAATAAACATTGCCGCATCCAGTATAGGCATGCTTGCAACGTGTTCGTTAAACGCTTTCTGGACGTTCATTATCCCTCTCCTTTTTTGAATGTGCGTATATTAAACATTATTTTTAATAGATTAACAACTTAATTTTGGTAACCAGTACACTTATTTTATATGGCGCAACCCGTACATTTATATTTAGTCACGCAACCCGTACACTTAATGCTAACCCGTACACATAGCGGCGAAACCCGTACACATAGCGGCGAAACCCGTACACCTGCGAAATTACGCAACCCGTACACCTGATTACGCAACCCGTACACAACCCGTACACCTAGGCAAAATCGGCCAAAATGCGGAAATTTCCCATAAAATGGCCAAAAATCGGGGCAAAGTGGGGTTCCAGCCCAAAATCACCCGATTTTTTGGGTGAAAGTGGGGTTTTTGCCCATTTTGCAAATTTACTTTTTGGGCCATTTTGGCGCTTTTCGGGCGGCATTTTGCAACGTAGGAATAAGAATCATTGGCATTTAGCCTAAAAATTATAGTCGTAAAATTTACTTGGTTTGTCTGACAGTTGGAATCGCTGGCCAGTCGCCGACTTCCACCCGCTTACGCCTAGGCGAATTCGGAATACAGGGGCGCTGTTATCGCTTGTAATAGTCCATTGCTGCCGGTGCTGATCGGAACAATGCCCAAAAAAGCCCCCCGCTTTGAATCCTAGGTCAATGCCCTCCACCCTTTCGGATTGCATGGCCCTAACTTCTAGGCATTTAGCGCTAACTATGCGCGTTATTTCATGGGGGTGTATATCGGTATAACCGTGTAAATTTGCATACTTCATTGGGTTTTGTCCTTTTATTAGTTTCACGCAAAAAGCCCCAATAAAGGGGCGGGCGAAAGGATTTAACGGGGCTTATTTCAGCCTTAATTGTCCTTTGTCGTACAGCTTTCGCATTTGTTCGACTCTGATATCTAGAAGCCGGTTATTTTCTGCCGCCTCTATTTTGGCCGCGTCTATCTCGCTTTGAGACATTGGCAAATAGTCATTGGGGCGATCTCTATAGCTATCTTCCGGTTCTGTTAGGTAGTCCAAAAAGCGATTAAAGGGGTTAAATTCTTCCGGCGGGTCTGTGCGGTTTGGGTCTTCTGGCATTCTGTTAGTCATGGCTATGACTCCAAGGTTTGGGTTAGGGAAATAATCTCGCCATATGCGTCCTTTAGGTCGTCATAATGATTGTTTAAAAGGGTCGCAGTAGTCTCTGACATACAGTCCCAACTATTTAAATCGCCCATAATTTCATCTATGGCGTTTTCTAGCAGCGCAATTACTAAACGCCCCGTTTTGTTGGTTATCTGGTTATTTTCGGCGCGGTAATAATCGACAATCGATAAAAGCCGGACTACTTCCGCCCTTAATTCTGGCATGGTTACAGCTTTAAGTTTTGTTTTATTTATCATGGTTTCCCTTTTTTTGGTTAGTAGGTTTAAAAATTACCGCTCGTAAGAACGGCAACAATTAAAGCGACTAAATGGCTATTTAACGGCCTTTATTAATCCCCGCGACATAATCACTTCTGCAAAAAATTCGCGCCCTTTTCCTGTAATATGCGGCCTATTAGCGCCAAAAATAGAGCCATCCGGCACAAATTCAGGGCCGAATAAACTGGTTTCGATATAGTCCAAGCGCTGGCCTATGCGCTCCCTTAGTTCTTTTTTGCTCTTATAATTTAAGACAATCATAATTACACCTCTATTAATTGGCCTAGTTGGGCCAGTGTGGATTTATTGAAGAAAAAATTGGGGCGGCTTTCATCTGTTGCCCTTTCGGTTTTGTTTGATCCTTTGCGCTTTAATACGCCGATAGAATCGCGCTTATCCTTAAAACGTACATCTGTGTCATCCATATTTAATAGGGGTATTAATCCGATCCTTTCGGGTAATTTATATTCACCCTTAGTTTCGGCGGTATTAACGGCCAAAACCGTTCTGTGGCCTAATTTGATCGCCCTAGCCGTTATTTCGAGCGCCTTATCACTGTTAGCACTTCCCGAAAATGTGAGGTCGTAATTGGCTAATCCGTTACTTTTTACGCGCTGGAATATCTTGGTATAGTCGTAAAATTGTACGGTTGGAAGTGATTCAATTAGGGTATTGAAATTGATATCACTAGTGCCGTTTAAACGAACGGCCAATTTATCGCCGTGCTTATTGTAGTGGCGTATTATTTCGCGCCTTAACTCCGATTCAAAGCGTACCGGCTCCAGTAGATGGCAAATTGTTCTTTTAATTTTGGCATTGTCTGCGGTTTTCATTCCCAACTGGCCCGAACTTTCCAAGCATCCGCGCTTGCATCCGAATAGATCGGCGGCGGCGCATATTGTAGTAGCTGCGACTAAATCGGCGGGCTTTAAATACAGGATCGCGGTAAACACGTTTAGTTTTTCGCCCTTTTCTATCTTGGTCGAGCTGTTAACGTTAACCAATGGTGTGTTTGTTTGGGTTAAATACTCCCAATTAGAAAGCGCCCATTTTTTGGCAGATTCGTTTATTTTATCGCTATTGATTAGCGTATTTTGATCCGTTTTTAATCTCATTATTTAACCCCTAAAATCAGTAATGTAAAAATTACAGTTATACCGGCGCAAAGAATGCCGGTCTCTATGTTGATGCGCTTAATATCGCGCTTTAATTCTGCATTTTGGGCTAAGTATTTAAGGGCCGCTTTTTCGGTTACTTTGTCTAAATAAGCTTCTCTAGCATTGTAGTTATGCATTATATATTCCCCATCTGGCAGCCATACCCAAAATGGGCGGCATATTGTTTATTAAGGTTTAATTGCTCGCGGGCCGGTAGTAATTCCCAAAGATCATAGATTCGATTATAGGTTTTATCTATTTTGCGATCTTTTGCAATCTCAAGGCGCTCAATTTGCTTATCAGTTTCGGCGGCATCTATTTCCGCATTAAGGGCGTCTTCTAGATCAACGTGCTTACGATCCGCTGTAAGGTACTTATTAACAGTCTTTTGATGGGCTTGGTTGATTGCTTCAAAGGTTAGCATAGTCATTACAGCGCACCGTCTAGCAGTAGAACCATGACGTACCCAAAACCGCATATTAGGAGCGCAAATAAGCCCGCCAGCGGTAAAACACCACCAAGCAGCGAAGCCGTAAAACCGATAACAGCGGCCAATATAAGTAACAGGTTAGAGATAATGGTTAAAGTATTCATTGTAGTATTCCCTTTTGGTTTATTGTCAGAAAGGGGAAGCCCTTTCGATAATAGGATTGTACCAAAATAATCTATATAAAAACAATATTATATTGTTATATAAGCTAAATAAATTTTGGTTTGGCTTATTAGGATTGTTTAATCGATAGTTTTTTCTTATTATTAGGGAGGATTCAAGCATAGATTGATATCTAGATGGCGATCAGCTATAAAAAGTCCAGATATATTTACACTAATTTAAACGGCAAACAGTAACAGGATCAATGGTTTAGCTATGGATACGAAACACGATAACAATATTTACATTAGGCTTAAGGAATGTTTGGCTAATGATTGGTATGACCTTGCCGAACATCTAAACAATATAACCGGCGCATTAATTGACGTTCCAGAGTCTGGCCATGCCATCCGCTGCGAGTTGATCGGTTGGTGTGACGAAGTAGACGGACGAATAGAAACGCTAACCCGCGCCCCAAGCTCAAGCCTAGATGATAATGATTCTCATTCGTATGGGGGGGTATGGGGGGGTCAGTCCCAGCCAGAGAGCGCCGACCTACCCCAAAATACGGCCAGCTTTTTTAGCGACCCTTGTGGAGATAAGTTCGGCTGTGAGAGTTAATCTGTTCCGTTGTGGCTGGGTTTAATGTATATTCACACAATCTATCCAATAAGCTCCCTAAAGGGCTTAAAACGCAATTTAGAGGCATATAAGATGGCTAAGAAAGGTAAACAGGGTGATGGTGGTGGTAACCCTGACAAAGCATTGATTGTATTCGATTATGATATGACTAAGGAATTACAAGACCTTGCTAGTGTTTTGAATAAAGGGCAGCTTGCTTCTTATTTTGGAATCACAGAAAGAACGTTAAGTAATATTGAAAAGAGACAGCCTGAAGTTCGTCAAGCTTATGAGTTTGGCCGTGCGTCTAAAATTGCTGCTATGGGTAACAACTTAGTTCAATTAGCCCTTGATGGAAATGTTACTGCTAACATCTTCTACTTAAAGACTCAGGGTGGCTGGAAAGAAGAGCAAGCAGAATCTTCGGCTCAACCTATTAGTATTAATATTGTTCAACCATCTGAATGAATACAATAAGTCCTACTGGCCCGCAGTTTGAGTACATGACAACGACTGCTAAATACCCTGCTCTGGTAGCGGGGTTTGGCGCAGGTAAAACTGAAGCTGCTGTTAAACGAGCTATCGTTGGAAAAATACAAAGCCCTAAAACAGATCGTGGTTTTTATGCACCTACTTACGATTTGATTAGGATGATTGCTTTTCCTCGATTTGAGCAGGCTTTAGAAGAATTGGGAATTGGATATAGACTTTATAAGTCCCCGCTTAATTATCTGGAGATTACTGGTTACGGTAGAATCTACTTTAGGTCTATGGATGCCCCGCACCGGATTATTGGATATGAGCATGCTGATGCTGATGTAGATGAGTTGGATACTATGAAGCCTGAAGATGCGGCTTATGCTTGGCGGCAGATTGTAGCAAGAAACAGACAGAACAAAGAGAACGGTAGTCAAAACACTATCGGCGTTACTACTACCCCTGAAGGATTTAAGTTCGTATATGATACATGGGTAAAAGACCCTAAAGCTGGATATGAAATAATCCAAGCGCCTACGATGAGCAATCCGCATTTACCAGAAGAATACGTCCAGAGTTTAAGGGATATATACCCTGCTAACTTGCTGGCGGCCTACCTAGAAGGTAAGTTTGTTAACCTGCATTCTGGGACGGTGTTTAACAACTATGATAGAATCGCATGTAGATCAGCAATGACTGCGGATCAATCCACTCTAGTTCGTATAGGGATGGATTTTAACGTGACTAATATGTCAGCCGTGGTTTATATAGTTCATGACGATGAGTGGCATGCCGTGAACGAGTTTAAGGGGATTTATGATACCCCTGCCATGATTAGGGCAATACAAGAACATTATCCTAATCACGTTATCAGAATCTACCCCGATGCTAGTGGCCGGAGTAGGAAGACCGTTGATGCGTCTATATCTGATATATCATTATTAGAAAGCGCGGGATTTGCTGTTTATGCAAATAAAGCTAACCCGTTTGTTAAAGATAGGATTTTGGCCGCTAACACGGCTTTTGAGAAAGGCAGGCTTTTTGTCAATGATGACCTATGCCCTGATTACGCTAGATGCCTTGAGCAACTTGCTTATGATGACAATGGAACTCCAGATAAGAAATCTAACCTTGATCACTTGCCTGATGCGGGTACATATCCGATAGCCTTTGAAATTCCAGTGGTTAAGCCTGTGGCTGACCTGAGAGTCCGATTTGCGAGATAAAAATTATGCCAGTAGATAGCAGACACCCCCAGTACGACAAAAACGTAAATAAATGGCTATTAGTCCGAGATTGTGACGAAGGCGCTTACGCTGTGAAGTCTAGATCAAAAGGAACCGATAGTGCTATCGGAGCCATGAAAGGTACTGCCTATTTACCACCGCCAAATGCTAGTGATGGTTCTAAAGATAATAAATTGCGCTACCAAGCTTATGTTGATAGAGCTAACTTTGTAAACTTTACGGCTCACACCAAGGAAGGCATGCTTGGAATGGTGTTCCGCAAGCTATCAACCATTGAAGTAGACTCGTCTATTGATTACATGCTTAAAAACGCTAATGGCGATGGTCTTTCACTCGATCAGATGATTAAAGACTCTGCTAGTGACGCGTTAATGGTTGGAAGGTATGGATTATTAGTTGATTACCCGTCTGCACCTGAAGGATTGACTGATTACGAGGTTTCTTCACTGTATTTGCGGGCTAACATACTCCCTTACCCAGCAGAATCTATTATTAACTGGCGAACAGTTAATGTTGGTGGTCTAAAGAAGCTTTCATTGGTTGTATTGCAGGAACCTACGCTAAAACCGTCAGAAGATGGCTTTGATTACGAAGAATGCATGTATCACCGAGTACTACGCCTTGAAAATGGTGTATATGTTCAGAATCTGTACGATGAAGACGGAGAACTGGTTATTTACGAAGATGGAAGCTCTGATATCTATCCTCGCAAATTTGATGGCTCATTTTGGGATGAAATACCCTTTTCTTTTGTTGGCTCAGTAAATAATGATGAAAGTGTTGATAAAGCACCGCTATATGACATCGCTGAGATCAATATATCTCATTACCGTAATTCTGCTGACTATGAAGAGTCATCTTTTCTGGTCGGACAGCCTACACCTACGTTTTCTGGCCTAACTCAGTCTTGGGTTGATCAAAATATGTCCAATGGCATATCTTTTGGGTCAAGATCGGCTATTTTGCTGCCTGAAGGTGGCGGAGCTGAATTATTGCAAGCCAGTGAAAACCAAATGCCATTAAAAGGCATGCAAATGAAAGAAATGCAAATGGTTAAGATTGGAACCCGCATAATTGAAGACGGTGGCGGAGAAGAAACTGCTGAAGCGGCTAAAATCCGGTTTGCTGGTCAAAATAGCAAGCTTGGAGCAATTATTATTAACGTAGAGTCTGCTTTTGAGAAATGTTTAGACTGGGCCATGATGTATATGGGTGGAAACGCCGAGCCAAGCATTGAAATCAACAAACAGTTCTACGATGCCACTATTGACCCGCAATTATTGATGGCTAACATCCAATTAATGGAAAAAGGCATAGTTGCTAAGTCAGATGTGCGATATTTAATGCGTAAAGCAAGCTTAATTAGCCCAGAACGGACTGATGAAGACCTTGATGCAGATATCAGTCAACAAACACCAATTCTGTCGGCTGAAACAGAAGAAGAGCTGTATACGCCGGAGCCATTAAAGGGATAAATTTGTCCCTTTTGCTGGAAAAGCTTATACTTGTATGATACTGGGGAGTAGGAACGCATTTATGCTCTCCTTTTTATAAGCGGTCAGTGACTGCTTGGTTTGTGACCAAAGGTGATTAAAATGAGTGAACAAGAAACAGAAACTGTAGAAATTGAACCAGTAGAAGAAAATATAATTGATGCTGGCGAATTATCAAAACTGATGGCAGAAAATGCATCTATGAAGTCTAAAATGGATGAATTACTGACTGAAGCTAAAAGAGCGAAGCAAGCCAAAAGAGACATTGAGGCCGAAACGCATGCAGAACGGGAAAGAGTGGCAAAAGAGCAGGGTGATTATCAACAATTACATAAATCCGCTCAAGAAAAGTACGAAAGCACTTTAAAGGAGCTGGATAGTCTGCGCCAAGGCGTGGCAAATGAGAAGAAAAACAACACAGCATTAAAACTAGCTGCCGACCTTGCAGATGGCGCAAATGCTGAGATTTTAAGTGAGTTTATTGGTCGCAGATTGAAGTTCCATGATGACGGTGTTAAAGTTACCGATGCTAATGGAAGTTTAACTGTGTCTTCACTTGAAGACTTAAAGAACGAGTTTAAAAACGATGCAAGATACTCTGCATTGTTAAAAGGAAATCAATCATCGGGCGGCGGTGCCTCTGGTGGCTCAAATAGTGGCGGTGCCACAAAGGTAAGAAGTCGTGCCGAGTTTGAGGCACTTAACCCCGTTAAAAGGATGGAATTTGTGAAGTCCGGCGGAACTATAACTGATAATTGAAAGGTAATTTAACATGGCTAATAACATTACGGCACTTGTGCCAGATATCTACGAAGCACTGGACATCGTTTCTCGTGAACTAACGGGCATGATCCCATCTGCTACTATGAACGCATCAGCAAGCACTGCTGCTGTTGGACAAAACATCCGAGTTGACGTTGAGCCTGCTGGCAACGTATCTGACATCTCTCCTGCAATGGTTGTTCCTGATCCTACTGGTCAGACTTCTGGCTCTACCGACATCGTAATCACTAAGTCTCGCGCTGCTGAGTTTGGTTTTAACGGTGATGAGCAACTAGGTCTGCAAGGCGCTGGATACCAGAACGTCCGTGCTGCTAAGATCGCTCAAGCAATCCGCGCAGTAACCAACGAAGTAGAAACTGATCTGTGTGCTTTGCAGTCTACTTTCTCTCGCGCATACGGCACCGCTGGCAGCAGCCCTTTTGGTACTGCTAACGATTACACCGATGCTTCTAACGTCTTGAAGATTCTGAAAGATAACGGCGCTCCTTTGCAAGATAACCAGCTAGTAATTGATACTTCTGCTGGCGTTAACCTTCTTGGTAAGCAAGCTGCTGTTGCTGATGCTGGTAGCGATTCTATCTTGCGTCAAGGCGTACTGCTTGATGTAAACGGCATGCCTATTCGTGAATCTGCACAGGTTAACACTTCTGTTGCTGGAACTTCAGCTAACGCCGTAAGTGCTGCTGCTCACGTTGTTGGTCAAACAAGCATCGTGCTTAAAGCTGCTGGTACTGGCACTATTGTTGCTGGAGATGTAATCAGTTTTGCTGGTGATACTAACAAGTATGTTGTTGTTACTGGTGCTGCTGCTGTATCTGGCGCAACTATTGTTATTTCATCCCCCGGATTGCAAGTTGCTCAAGGTACTGGCGACAAAGCAATTACTATTACTGCTGCTGCTACTCGTAACATGGCGTTTAACCGCTCTGCAATCGTTCTAGCTTCTCGCGCTCCTGCTCGTCCTTCCGAGGGTGACATGGCGACTGACGTAATCGTAATTACTGATCCTCGATCTGGTCTTAGCATGGAATTTGCCATGTACAAAGGCTACAGAAAAGTTCGTTATGAAGTTGGTCTAGCTTGGGGTGTTAAGAACATCAAGCCAGAGCATACTGCTCTTCTGTTAGGTTAAGTCTATATCTAGCCACCTCTTTCGGGGGGTGGCTTTTATAATTGAGGAATAGATATGGCTACTATAGTAGTAGAGACAGGCAGTGGTTCATCAACTGCAAATTCTTATATTTCCGAAGCTGAATTAGCTACTTATGCGTTAGATCGAGGAGTTACCCTAACAGGCACTTCAGCGGTTCTAATTATTCAGGCTATGGATTACTTAGAGTCTAAGATGTTTATTGGAACTAAGTCTACTGACCCACAAAATCTGCAATGGCCAAGAACTGGCGTTGAGGTTGATAATTTCTACATAAACTCTACGACTATACCCAGACTTCTTAAAGAAGCTGAGATGGAGTTGTGTATCGCTTTGGATGGCGGCGTAAACCCGCTTGCTAATCAAGGTAGAGAAACAGTAAAAGAAAAGGTAGGCGAATTGGAAGTGGAATACTCTCCAAGCGCAAGAGCTGTTACATATTTGACAGCAGCAGAGACTAAACTGCAAAAGCTATTGTTAAACTCAGCGAGGGTTATTCGTGTTTGATTACGAGTCGCTTAAAAAAACAGCATCTAAGTTAATAGCTAACTTTGGTGCTGACGCTGTTATATCTAGAAAAGATGGAACAGGATATGACCCAGCTTCAGGGTCGCTTTATCATGGTGTGTCTGTAACTTTCACTGCAAAAGCAGTTAGAGCGCAATTTACTATTTCTGAAAAGGCTTCTTCTGCCGTACAGGAGTCAGACATCAAGATGTTAGTTGAGTCAGGCAAGGGCGTTCCTGAAATAGACAATACTATAAAGTTTGATAGTATTTCTTATCGCATAATGGATGTTACTAAGGTTTCTCCATCTGGAAAGGATGTTTATTATGAGCTTCACCTTAGAGCTTAAAGAATACGCTGATAAGACTGAAAAAGACATTGTTGAAATAGTCCAGCTTTCATGCATAGACGTTTTCAGCAAGGTCATCATGGACACGCCGGTTGGTAAGCCTGAATTATGGAAAAGAAAGCCCCCAGCAAATTATAAAGCTGGTGCTTTAAAAGCTAATTGGCAAGCATCGTTAAATACAAGATTAACAGGCAGGCTAAAGAAAAAAGACAAGAGTGGCAAGCGAACCATAAACAGAATGCTTGCTATGGTAAAAAAGTATGACGGTGAAGGTTCTGTCTGGCTAGTAAACAACCTTCCGTATGCCTCAAGAGTAGAATATGGCCACTCAACACAAGCGCCAACAGGTATGGTGCGGGTAAATCTTTTGGCGTTTAAGAATGCAATGGCAGCAGCCATTAAGAAGGTTAAGAAATGAGTACAGTATTTTCAGACATAAGCGCCGCTTTAGACACAAGGCTAAGTACTTTGTTTCGATCCCCGCCTGTGGCGTGGGAAAATATTGCCTATAAGCCTATTAAAAATAAGCTATACTTGAGGCCGACTCATTTGCCATCCGCTACAGTTCAGGCTGGACTTGGAACTGCGGGCATAGATGGGTATTCAGGGTTATACCAAATTGATGTATTTGCCATTGCCGGTAAAGGCAGGGGCGAAGCGGAAGCGAAAGCAGACGCAATTGCCGATCATTTTAAGCGTGGTACAGATTTATTGTACAATGGCGTTTACGTTAGGCTTGGTGATGTATCAAGAAACGCAGGACTTATTGACGAAGATCGCTTCGTTATTTCAGTAACAATTAATTATATGGCTCATGTAGCACCGAGGTAAATTATGACTATTGCAACAGGCTCAAGACACAACATGGCGTATGTTGTCGAATCTACATTCGGTACTACTCCGTCAACACCTTCATTTCTACCCATTCGTCACACTGGCACAACTATTGGATTGTCGAAAGACGCAATTGAATCCGAAGAGTTGCGTGAAGATCGTCAAGTAGCTCATTTCCGTCATGGAAACAAGAGTGTTGCCGGTGATGTTAATGTTGAACTATCTTACGAATCATTTGATGACTTACTTGAAGCAGTATTATGCGGCACTTGGGCTACAGATGTATTGAAAGCCGGAACTACTCGCCGCAGCTACACTGTTGAGCGTCATCACCAAGACATCGGTAAATACTTGCGCTCTACTGGCTGCAACTTCAACTCTATGTCTTTGTCTGTTGCCCCTAACTCAATGGTTACTGGGTCGTTCTCAGTAGTTGGCAAAGACTTTACAATTGCGTCTACTCCTATTACTGGCGCTACTTATGGAACAGAAACTACTACTGCACCATTTGATTCGTTTACAGGGTCTATTACAGAAGGCGGTTCAAGCATTGCTGTTGTTACTGCGATTGAGTTGAGCTTAGATAACGGCATGGAATCTATGTACGTTGTAGGCTCTGACTCTACGCTTCAGCCTTCTATTGGCAAGTCTTCTGTCAGCGGTTCTATTACTGCTTACTTTGAGAACAGCACGCTAATTGACAAGTTTATTAACGAAACGTCTTCTAGCCTAACTTTTGTACTAACTGATCTGGCTGGTAACTCTTACACGTTTAATCTACCAAACGTCAAATACAACTCAGGTAATCCTGAAGTTGGCGGCGCTGGTGCAGTGACAGTATCCTTAGACTTTGTAGCGTTATACAATTCTAGCGATGCATCTCAGATTAAGATTACAAGAGCAGACGCTTAACAAACTAAGGGGCCGCAAGGCTCCTTTATTAACTCTGGAGAGAGAAATGGATATTGAACAACTTTATACTGCTGACGCACATGAAGAGGGCGCAGAAATACGCATATTAAGCCCGATTAACGGCGATGAAACTGATTTCTACATCATCGTAAAGGGTGTTGACTCAAAGTCGTACAGAGAAGCTGTAAGGGCGTATCACAGGAAGTTAATAAATAAAGAGGATGGTGGCGAAATTGATCTGTTAGTAGCTATCACTAAAGGTTGGCGCGGATTGCAGAGTAAAGGCAAAGAAGTAAAGTTTACTTCTAAATTAGCTTATGATCTTTACGTCAATGCTCCTAACATTGCTTCTCAAGTAGATGCGTTTGTAGCTGAACGAAGAAATTTTACCAAGGGCTAACTGAAGAGTTATGTACTTTTGCTTCATGGCAGTTTTGGGCTGCTGGATACGACAAAGGTTCAACAGTTAGCCGCATAGCTAATCTACGTCAAGTTGCTAAAAGCTTGGGCCGCAATCCCAAAGAGCTAGATGATGAGCCTGAATTAAGGCAAGAATTGTCGTATCTTTGGGAATTGTTCGTGTCGTTAAAAAATGCCTCCTCTGGCGCAATCAGTTACAATGAAATAAATTCGTATATGTCTATTTATGGAAAGCTATCTACTTTTGAGGTAGACCTTATTCGTACATTAGACACCTTACACGCTAAAGAGGTTAGTAATAATGGCTGATAATACTTCAACGCTTGGTATCGAGGTAACAACTAAAGGCATAAGCAAAGCTACTGAAGAAGTAGAAAAGCTTTCTAATGCTGGAGCCAAAGCCGAGAAAAACACGCAAAATCTTGGGAAAGCAGCTAAAAGCACAGTTGCTCCTATGAAAAATATGCGCGCTCAAGCGCAGCAAGCTTCGTATCAGTTGCAGGATATTGCAGTTCAAGCTCAAATGGGGACAAGTGCTTTTACTATTATTGGGCAGCAGGGTTCTCAGTTGGCTTCCGTATTTGGCCCAGCAGGTGCAGTAACAGGTGCGCTTATTGCTTTTGGTGCAATTATTGGTGGGTTCTTATGGGACTCCATGAATAAATCTGGTGATGCTGCTGAAGAGCTTGCTGACCGCATGAAAACTCTTGGCGATAGATTTGATGTTGCTACTAGAGCGCAAAAGTTGTTTTTGAGAGCTGAAGCAACTAAAACGATATCCGAAAGAAAAGAAGAAATAAAGTCACTTACCGAAGAAATGGGCAAGCTTAATAATAATCAATTTGATTTGTCTGAGATTTTTAGTGGCGACCTTACTTATCAAGAAAGGATTGATAAAACAAATGAACTGGTAGCTAAAATTGATGAGCTAAACATTCTAAATGAAGAAACTGCTCAATCAGTTAATGGCACTAGCAAAGAAACAGCCTCATATGTTTTAAAGCTGACAGAGCAGGCAGATGTTTTGGGGTTTACTGCAAAGCAATTAGCCCAATATAAAATTAATCAGCTTGGCGCTACAGGCGCAGATGCGGCTGCAATTCACGAAAAATCTCGACTAATCTTTTTGTACGAAAAAGAGCAAGAAGCTTTAAAAGAGGCAGCAAGGCAAAAAACAAAAGATGAGGCGGCAGAGAAAAAGAAAGTTGCGGCTGATGCTAGAAAAGCAGCTAAAGATCAAGCCAAGTCAGACCGAGACGCAGAAAAACTAAAGAAAGACAAAGAAAGCGCCCAAGGTCGATTATTGCAAATTGCTCAATCAGCAATGGAAGAAGCAGCCCTTATTGATTCTTTGGAGGCCGAGGCTGTAGCAAAAACTCAAGCTGACAGGGATGCCAAGCTAATAAGCCAAGAAGAGTTTGAGATAGCTAAAGGCCAGCTAGAGGAAAAATACAGCAAAGACAGAGTTGCTCTTGCCGAAGCAGAAGCTCAAGCTAAAACAGATATTCAACAACAGGTTCTTACAAGTTTAGGTGGAATGGCCGGTCAGTTAGCAGGCATAGCCGCTGAAGGGTCAAAAGAAGCTAAAGTTTTATTTGCAATGCAAAAAGCCATTGCTATAGCTCAGATTATAGTTTCCACCGAAGTTGCTGCTCAGGCTGCTGCCGCTCAAGCTGCAATCCTTACTGGGCCTGTTGGGTATTTTGCTACAGCGGCAGGCATTAGGGCTGTAGGTTACGCATCTGCCGGTATTGTTGCCGGAACCGCTATTGCTGGTGGTCGAGCATTAGGTGGTCAGGTTAGAGGCGGTGAATCGTATCTTGTTGGTGAGCGTGGCCCAGAGCTGCTTACTATGGGTAGTTCAGGTCGTATTGCTACTAACGAGAACCTAAAGAAAGCTGTTGGATCAGAAAGTGGTCAGTCTCAAGCCAATGTTAGTGTAAACTTCAGCATACAGGCTAATGACACTGCTGGATTTGATAGGCTTCTAAACTCCCGCAGAGGTCAGATTGTTTCTATGATTAACCATGCGGTCAATAATCGCGGAAGAGCGTCTATAACATGAGTGGAACATACCCAGCATCACCCGTATTTGCATCTATCGGGTTTAAGAGCCAGCATTACAATTTGGCTAGTGAAAGCGTCTCAGGCCGCACCCAAGTCAGAAACATTGGCGGGCAGCGGTTTGAGTTCTCAGCCCAATACTCTAAGCTTAGTCGTGCGGAGTTTGCTCCGGTTATGGCGTTTGTTATGGCTCAAAGAGGTATGGCAGAAACATTCTCTATTGTATTGCCAGAGATAAGCTCCAAAAGTGGAACTGCTTCTGGTACTGCGCGGGCTAACGGCGCTGCTGTTATTGGCGCAACATCGGTTAATGTCGATGGGTTTAGTGGAGTGTTAAAGGCTGGCGATATGGTAAAGTTTTCTAACCATAGTAAAGTCTATATGATTACCGCAGACCGATCCGGCGCTGGTGCATTGGCAATTCAGCCTGCTCTAAGAGTCGCGTTGACTAACGATTTAGTTGTGACATACGACAATGTACCATTTACGGTACGTTTAAATAACGATGTTCAGAGTTATTCTTTGGAATCTGCATCTTTACTTGATTACGAAGTAGACTTTATAGAGGCAGTGTAATGACAAGATCAATAAACGCAGCAACTATTGCCGAACTTGCAAAAGATAACTTTAATCTTGCTACTTTGATTCAATTTGATTTGTCTACTACCTTGTATCTTACAGACTGGGATAGAAACTTATCTGCCTTGTCTCAGACATGGGTAAGCAGCTCACATTTCTTGGGTGTTGGAGATGTTACAGAAACATCTGATTTAAGAGTGAACACCCTTGACGTTACTTTGTCTGGCGTTGAGCAATCTTATGTCGCTATCTTTCTAGCCCAGAATTACATTGACCGGCCTGTAAAAATATACAGGGCCGCTATTAGCGCATCTGATGCAGTAATCGGCGATCCAATACTGTTATTTGAAGGCTTAATGACTGGCTTTAATATTCAAGACAGTAAAGATACAAGTACCATTACAGTACAACTTGCTTCTCACTGGAAAGACTTTGAGAAAGAAGTTGGCCGAAAGACAAACAACAACTCGCAATCTATTCATTTCCCTGCTGATAAAGGGTTTCAATTTGCGGCTAAAACAATTAAAGATTTAAAGTGGGGTCGTGAATAATGGCATTGTTTTGGGTAGCAGCGGCATTTGTAGGTGCCACAACCGTTTCATACGTCATGACGCAAAAGGCGAAAAAAGCGGCGCAAAAAGCTGCCGATGCTATGGCTGGCGTTCTTGTTAACAAAGAATCTAACATTGAGCCTATTCCCGTTATTTACGGTACTAGAAGAGTTGGTGGTGTTCGTGTATTTGTTTCGACAAGAGATGCTTCTGGGGGTGATCCAAATGAATTCTTATACATTGCTATGGTTTTAGCCGAAGGCGAAGTTGACGATATTACAGATATACACATTGATGACACTCCAATATCTGACAGCAAATATAATGGTCTTTATACAATTAATGTCCATACTGGCGCTGACAATCAAGCTTACGATTCTCTTCTTACGCAAGCTAATGCTGGCTGGACAACCGCTCATAAATTAAGTGGAGTTGCTTATCTAGCTATTAAGCTAAAGTGGGATTCTGATGTATTCCAAGGGGTTCCAGATATTACTGCGCTTGTTCGTGGCAGAAAAGTATACGACCCGCGATCACCTAGCGCCGCTAACGCTTACAGCACTAACCCTGCTTTATGTTTGCGCGATTACATGACTAACACAAGATTTGGTAAAGGACTTCCAGCATCAGCAATAGATGATGTTGCGTTTTCAGCAGCGGCTACAGATTGTGACGAAAGTGTAACTTTTTACACTGGAAGTGGAACAGGAAAGATATTTGAGACAAATGCAGTACTGCAAACAGACGAAACATTATTCTCTAACATAGAAAAAATGCTAATGGGCTGTCGTGGGTTCCTGCCTTATACGCAAGGCAAGTACGGATTGATCATTGATAAATCTAGATCAGTTAGCTACGCATTTGATACAGATACAATCGTTGGCGGAATCTCTATTCAAGGTGAATCAAAAGAGAACAAGTTTAATAGGGTTATTGTTAAGTTTGCTAATCCTGCTGTAGATTATCAACCTGATCAAGCTACATGGCCTGATGCTGGGTCTAGCGAAGAGACTGCATTTTTAAGCGAAGATAATGGCACGTTGTTGGTTACAGATTTAGATATGCCAACAGTTACTAACTACTATGCTGCCAGAGATTTGGCGAGAGTCATTCTTAAACGATCTAGAAGCTCTTTGCGCTGTAGTTTTAAGACTACAAGTGAAGCCTTACAGCTATCGGTTGGTGACGTAGTTACAGTTACTCACCCTACGCCAGCTTGGGTAGCAAAGCCTTTTCAGATAGAAGAGATTACCCTTAACTATGACGGGACTTGTTCTGTTTCTTTGCTGCAATACGATTCAACTATTTACACTTACGATCTAGCGGCAGAAGAAATTACTTATCCGCAATCGGTATTGCCTAATCCGTTTTCGGTAGTGCCACCATCATCTTTAAGCACATCTGCAACTACTAGCGTTGCATTAGATGGAACTATAATTCCTGCAATTGAAGCATCTTGGACTGCAAGTACAGACTCATTTGTAGCGCAATATGATCTTCAGTGGAGTACAGACAACACTAATTTCCAATCGGTTGTTACTGACAATACTAGGTTTATAGTATCTCCGACTATTGCTGCGGCAACATATTACTTTAAGGTAAGATCAATTAACTCTTTAGGAGTTAAAAGCGTATTTGTAACAGCTAACCAAGGTTCTGTTGGAGATACTACAGCTCCTGCTTTGCCTACAGCGTTATCAGCAACCGCTGGCTATAAGTCCATTAGCCTTGAGTGGACTAACCCAGCAGACAAAGACTTTTCAAATACAGAAGTTTATAGGGCTACATCTTCTGGCGGCACTTATGCTGAAGTGGCTACTGTAGGCGGTGGAT